TTTTATACCAGTCCCATAATCTGACGACGCAGAATATTTAATGCGAATATAACAACCTCGTAATGTTCCATTTGCCGAAGAAACAGGCGCTGAGCATGATATTGTATAGGTATAGTTCTCTCCAGCTTCCCATCTAGAGTTGTTTTTTATTAACTGTGACCCTATTAGTTTTCCTTCGCTGTTATATACAAATGCAGTTCTATTGTTCACAGCACCAATGCCGAGCCCTGAGCTTGGGCCTAAAGTTATTTGAATTTGAATGTTGAAATTTACATTGTTATCTTCAACCTTCGGCGCAGTCGATAGTGTCGCCTTATAATATGTGTAAATGCTAGTGTACGAGGTTTCCTTTTTAACGAGGACTGTGCCTGCTGGAGTAATAGCCATATTAAGCCTCGATTAAAAAGAAGAGATCTCCTTCTGAGCCAGAAGAAGGTAATGTAGTTCCGTATTTATAAATATTTGCTATACCCTCTTCAATATGGTTCATCCATGCTGCTGAAAAAGGTGTCCCAACACTAGTTATACTGTCTGGAGTAGGTGTAAACTCATATAATTTTCCATCTTGATCAGTAAATTTATTTAGTCCTACCCCTGTACGGTCTTCCCACGTATTTTTTTGATATGCCATAGCTCCTCCTTAAATAGTGCAAGTATCAGTACGAACGATATTTAGCACCATATTAGTATTTTTTTCTATATTTACTAATACCCGAGACAACAAGATTCCACTATCTGTAGTGCCTAATGCGTCTGGGCCTACAAAAACACCTATCTCTTTAATATCATAATTGCATTCTTGAGAACCTAAACTGACAACAGATTGGACTACCCCAACAGAGGGATTTGATATTTGTGTTATTTGTTTGCGGTATACTTCATTTTGAAGAGTAGTATCATTCGCTGTTACTGCCCGATTGCCTGTACCAAAAGCGAAATATTTTATTTCAAGCCCATCTGCGCCGCCTGCATACGTTCCCATCAGAAGCTGCGCTCTGATATTCTGATTTACAACCATTAATTGATTATCAATACGCCAAACTTTTAAAATATTTCCGGTATCCTTATCCAAAGCTCTTATTAAAAAGCTTCCTTTCATTTTTAAATCTTCATTATTCAAAACATAACCTCCTAAATTGGGTATATATCGGCATTTAAATCAGCTGGTATAAACATATTACCGTCTGAAGGCGTTATAGTTTGCGTTGGATAATGAGGAATATCGTTTTCTAACTTTCCACTGTACGAGCCCCCTGCCATTGGATAATAAATATTGTCGAATTGAACAAATACAAATAATCCTCCGTTTACAATATTAGAAGTAGGATATGAAGGCATTGCACTGCTAGAAATCATTTCTTCTGATAGCTTAATTATTTCGTTCGTATTATTTTGATTAATAATGACATCGTCTTGTCTTATAAATAATTGACTTATATCTCTATATAAATTAGAAATTGTTTCTCCATAAGATTTTAAATAATTTCTATCAGCTAAACGCAATGATATTTTATAATCTCCAGTGGAAATAGAAGCCGGTGTAATTGTTCTTTCGACGATTAAATAAGTACCTGTTATTCCAAGCTCGCTTAAATTAAATTCTATTTGTGTCAAGAGTTCCGTATCACCTATAGACATTCCTAAACGCTCTAATTGAGACGATAATATCCAAAAGGTGATTTCCCCTGTGCTTTGTTCAAACTGCGTTAAAAGCGAATTAGCGAGCTGTAACGCATCTTGCGTAGTAGTTACATTGGTGGCAATATATACATTTTCACGCAAGCCACTTGTGCCCGTCAGGGCTGCTATTTCTTCAATTTTTGAGTTATTATATGCAACTACGCGAATAGGAAAAATCCCCACATATACAATGTATATTGTGTCTCCAGTTTCCAGATATTCTTTATCCTTTATTGCTATTGTCTGCGAATTATAAGAGAAGGAAAAGACAATATTTTCATCGATATCGTCTATCCCGTTTATACCTATTCGATCACTCGGTACAATTTCATCATTGACATATATTTTAGGTTTTTCTGCTAAAGGAAATACCGTTGTAAATGCATCTTGTTCCCCATCATATGTATATTTTTCCTCTTGTGCACTTGTATAGTCCGTTGCTCCCGTCACGTATTGAACTGTTCTTGTCAAATAATCTTTCGTCTTGTGCTGCATCTCTGTGCCTAATAAAAAATTTTTATTTATAACATGTGGAAATTTTGGGAATTCTTCTTTTACTATAAAGTAGAATTTTTTTTGATTATCTACACGCCAAACAGCACCCACGAGGTCGGCAAGCTCATTTAATGCATCTTGTAAATTAAAATCTCCGGCAGTGTATACCTCCATTGTAACCGGAATATCAGAAATTTTCCCAATAGTGATATTTTCTTGGGATATATAGTTGTCAAATAGTGCCTGGACAATTTCTGTTATCGTATGCTCTTGAAATGCTACATTTATTATTCTGTTTGATAATATAGAATTTGCATTTCCACAAGTAATGGAGTATATCTTCTTTTCATACCCCGTTTGGTATTTAGGAGAAGAAGGTATGCCGCAAGTTCCCCAAAAAATAGTATTTTCATTATCGTCTTTTAATTCAATAATATCTCCTGATACGGGAAAGGGTTGATTATTGACAACTACACTTATATCCGATGAAGTCTTATTTCCTGTTTGTTCAGATATTGAAAAATTTATTTGTGCATCGTATTCAATACCGTTAATTAATGCTTTCATGTTTTAATTACCCTCTTAATGTGAATGCAGCAGCATCATCTAAGTTTCGTAATACAATTTTTCCTAATTGGAATCCGTCAACTTCAACATTACCTGTTAACGTAATATCTGCATAAAGCGGGCGTTGAGAAGAAGCAGAATTGCTTGGCGCCGCACCATTTGCTATAGCGAATAGTTCTGCCTGTTGTTTCTGCGTTAGTACCATTTCTCCACTCTTTAGCAGTGCTGTGCCTTCCCCTTCTTTAAAATCGACAATTCCACCAACGTGAAAGCGTGGAATTGATACATTCGGAATTTTCGGTATTTCTGGAATACCTATTAACCCTGTTACGGCATTTATACCGCTAATAATTCCGTTTATAATGCCTATTGCACCATTTATAACGCTTTCTACAATTGTAGGAATAAGATTAAAAATACCCTTAAAGATATTGACAATCCCCTCCCATGCTTGCTCCCAGTTTCCTGTGAACACACCTGTTATGAAGTCAATTACTCCTCCGAATATATCCATTAATGTTTCAAGAACTCCCATGACGTTATCAATAGCGGTTCCTAATATTCCTGTAAACATATCTGCTAGCACTTCAATAACAGGTCCCAATATGCTGCTTAAAAATGAAGCTAACTCATTAAATAAATTAAACAGAGGAGTTAGAGCGTTAAAAATTTCAGTAATAATTGGAGTTAATGCTGCAAATAGCTCTTGTAAGGGTGGCAGAATGGCTTCTACTAAACTCATTAAAGGTTCTATTAAAGCATTAACCAAGCTCAATATGGGTTGAAGCGCAGTATTAATTAGCGTCAGCAAAGGCTCTAATAATGCATCAAGCATTTCCATTAGAGGTTCAAGAATGCCATCTAATAAAGCGGTTATTGGCTCTAGGATTTGGATGAGCAGGTCTAATATTGGAGTCAATACTTCACTGATTAATTGCAGTGCAATTCCCAATACTTGTCCGATAAATTCAATTAATTGACCTAGTGGCTCTGCAAGAACAATAAGAATTTCACTTAACTGTTCGCAGAGCGGCATAAGCGTTTCCCCCATTATTTCAACAAGCGGCACTAGCGCTTCCATAAGTGAAGTAATTAAAGGAGCCAGAGCTTCGGCCAATGAAGTAATGATTGGTCCTAGGGACTCCATCAAAGCTCCGAGCATCGGAACTAAAGATTGTCCAATATCTGCAGCGATTGGCCCTATTGTCTCCATTAGCTCTTGTAGTACGGGGATTAATGTTTCACCTAATGGGATTAACAGTAATTCAATACTGCGCTTTAGTCCCTCAAACATTGATCCAAGATCATCATATTTGACGCTTTTAATCTTTTCTAGGCTATCTGATGCCGCATAAGCTCCATCTTCAATTGAAGCTAATTGGGTCACTACCTCAGGGCCTAAATCTTCCCACATTGTGCCAAATAAGTTCACTCCGGCAATATTTTGTTGAAGTGGATCTTTCATATTTGCTAAAGCTGAGACCGTTTGCTCAAAGGCCTGTTTTGCGCTGTCTCCCCCGGCCGAGAATTTAGCGGCCATTTTATCAGCATCCAGACCGATGGCTTCAAATCCTTCAGTGGTTGTCTTCGAGCCGTCAACAACTCTAATTGACATCTCTTTAACTGCATCGCCAATCTTATCTAGATTAAAAGCACCTGTTTCTGAGCCTTTTTGCATGATTTTAAACATATCATCAGCATCAAGGCCAACTTTAGCGAACTGAACAGAATATTCTGATATGCTGTCAATTAGTTCACCAGAAAAATCAAGACCTTTCTGCGCTCCTGAAGCAATTAAGTTCATAGCCTTATCGCCAGAAATGCCGAACTGCGTCATCATTGTATTCGCCGCTCTTACAGATTCGGTTATTTCATAACCAAAAGTATCTTTTAAAGCAAATGCACTTTCTGTTATAGACTGTAAAGAAGCTTGGTCTAATTTACCCATTTGTTGGGTTACTGTTTGCATAGCCGCAGCTATGTCTTCGAAGGACTCTCCATAATTATTTGCATATATACTTTTTAGAGTCTCCTCGTAATCGCCAAGAGCAGCTG